CTCGCGCACGTTGCTTCGGGGCTGCGTATACTTCGCAGCGTATTCCATGGTGATGCGCGCACGCCGTGAATAACCGGCATCCATGTCGAAGATCAGATCCCCTGCACCGGAAAGCCACTTGCATATCGCGCCGAAATCCGCTCCGGGTTTGGTGATGCACGGCACTTTGAGCTTGATTGATTCGTAGCCGCCATCATCTACCCAAAGAGTACCATCCCTGCCCGGCACGTTCTCATACTTACCCATGCGCGCGGGCTGTGGAATCTCCGGCATCCAGATCATCCACATGCCCATATCGTCGGACTTGATACCCTTGAAGGTGAATCCATATCCGCGCTTCGGCATGCTTAACCCCCCATTCCATCAATGATTGCCTTTTGTAGATTCGCAATGGCGTAGGCGTTGCGCGGCGCGTTCGTTTCGGCAAGCACCTTGCCGTCCATTTCGAGCTTTAAGCTGCCGTCTGGCATAGCCCCGGCCAATGCATCAGCGAACTTCTCGTAGTCAATCGGCGGCTGCTGCTGGCCGGTGATCTGGAAGCTCGCGTGTGGAACCAAGTTCTGCTGATCGAATGCAACTGCCTGCGCGGCGGCATCAAAAAAAGCACCGTTTGTCAGTCGCGCGGTGCTGATCTTGTCGGATAGCTTATCCAGCGCCTTGTCTACGAAGTTGCGACCCTTGTCAATGCCAACAGCGATACCTTCGGGGATTGATTTACCGCTGGGAATCATGACCTTCGCGGGTGAATTGATCTGCATCGCGCTATCGAACGCCGATTTTGCAGCTGATGCCGCTTCATTGATAGCGGCGACGATGTGATATTTACCGCTTCTGATGCCCGCGGCTACACCCTCACAGATGGATATGCCTGCCGACGTGAAGCCTGTGCTCTTTGCCATTGTCGTAAACGTGGTAGATGCAAGGTTCATGATGGCGATGGCTGCCGTAGTAATGGAGTTTGCACCGTTACTGATGCCCGTTGCTAGGGTTTGGGTGATGCCGGAGCCGATTGTGCCGAATGATGCGTTGGCAAAGGCTGCATTCGCGGCATTCACGATGGCGGCGGCAATCGATTGCCCAGCTTGGGTTGCGGATGCGCCAGCATCTTCGGCGATGGTCACGTTGGGCGCGAGCGTGATAGTGACGGGTACGGGCTCGGATTCGGTTTCGGCGGCTTCCTGGATGGGCGCTACGAGTTCATCGATTGCAGACGTGCCGTCATCCGATTCCGCTGCTTCGGTATGCGCATCTACGGGTATTGTGACATCTGCCGGTGATACGTCTGTGTTTTCGATGGCATCGCTCAGTTGTTCGCCCGTTTCCTCGGCTGCTTTCTTTGCGCTTGCCGGATCAAGTTTTGGGTCCGGTTCTGCATCCATCGGGAATTTCAATTGCGTATCGGTCTGTCCAAGTCGCCCAAGAAGTGCAAATACGATTGCGTTCATATTCTCGACATCAAGGCCTTCCAGTCCTGCAATGCCTTCTGTGATACCGGCCTCAATCAACGACGCAACTTGAATGCCGAGTTCTCCGAGTTTCATTTTGTCGGTAATGGCAGCGGCATCTTCATCAAAACCACTGATCCACCCTTCGAGCCATGTAGAAAAACCTTTTCTTTCTCCACCCATCGCTGCGCCATAATGTTGGTTTGCTTCTGAGTTGATTTTTTTTGCGATGGCCTCCGGCGTCATGTTAAGAGCTTCCGCGATTTCGGCGGGAATGTCACCGGCCTCGAGAGCGCCTTCTTTGGCTTTTGCTGCCAGTCGCTGCATCGCAGCTGATAAATCAAGCTTGTCAGCCGCCTGTGCCATCTGGGATGCAAGTTCTGGATATGCGCTCGTGATACCAGCCAAAAGTTCGCCGATCTCGCGCTTGTACGCCTCTTCAATATCGCTGTTTTGCTGGGCGAATTTTTCTGAAAGCGCATCAGATGCAGCTTTAAAATTGGCTTGATCAGCTTCCGTTTTCGTACTGTTCTCATACTCCTGAAACAATGCGTCCATGTCTCTATCGTATTTATCTTTCGCGTCTTTCTTTGCTGCTTCAGATACCGAAAACGCATCAACAAATACTTGATCAATAACCCTGCTATCAGTAACTTTACCAGCCTTTGTTAGTTCAACTTGGGCGCTTTGTTGCTTCGCGCTGGCATCAAGCGCTTCATGGATCGCCTGCGTTACCGCGAATGCACGTTTTTCAATAGCGTCCAATTCGTCCATATTGGCCTTAACCGTGGATGTGGCCTTTCCGCTCATATCCTGAACGAACGCGGTCGTTTCAGCTTGCAGCCCCATGAGCTGATCTTTGAGTTCCTCGCCCTCGGCTACAATGTTGGCTTTCGCGGCTTCATAGTTCGGATCGTTGATGTCCAGCTTCGCGAGTTCGCCCGCGATATAGGCATTGACCCTTTCTATCTCGCCGTTGAATATCTTTTCAGCTTCGGCTTTCAGCCAGTCGGTCTGCTCGGCGGTGTCGCCTTTTTTGTCAGTCAGTTTCGTTTTGATTTCGCTGAATAAACTGCCAACTTTCACAAGGCTAGGAATGCTGTTGAGGTAGTTAAAGGTGGATGTAGCCGTTGTTTTGAGATTGTTTAGCTGTGCATTGGCACTCTCAACGGTTGTGTTGGAATTGTCAACCATGCTTTCGACTGCCGACGCCGTAGTGTTTTTTAAGCTTTCTAGCGATGTGACGGTTTCGGTCATTTGGGTCTTTATCGCTTCGACTTGGGTATCATAGGTGGTCTTGTCGATCTCTTTGAGTGATAGCTTTACATCGAGCTTATCAATCTCAGTCTGTGCCGATGTCTCTACGCCTGAAATTGCACTGTCAATCAGGTTTGCTGTTGCTTCCGTAACATTTACGGCGAGTTTAGAATCGATCGTCTTGCCCGCTGCGAGCTGGTCGGTGAGCGGCTTCCATATCTCGTCGAGTTTCGTCTGTATCGAGTCTTTGCCAACAGTGATCAACCCTGGAATGCTATTCAGGTAATCGATGCCGGGCTTCGCGGCGGCTGCGATGCCACCAAAGGAACTTTTTGCGGATTCGACGGTCGTGTTCGCGTTGTCAACCATGCTTTGAACAGACGTAGTGGTGGACGACTTCAATGCGTTCAGTGAATCAACCGTATTGTTCAGATTCGTTGTGATGGCAGCAACTTTGGCATCATAATCAGCTTGGTCGATCTCGCCGAGCTCCAGCTTGATGGACAAAGCGTCAATCTGTTTCTGTGCGTCCGCTTGTGCGCTTGCGATAAACCCGTCGGCTAGGTTTGTGACAGAATTGATGACCGATACCGCGAGTGGTGCGTCTACAGTTCCTCCCGTTTCCAGTTTATCGATGATCGGCTTGACCGCATCATCAAAAGCTGCCTCTGGCGTTAAGTTCACCTCGGTAACGGTTGTTTTTGTTTTGATTTCGACATTCGCATCGATCAGCTTCTTGATCCGTTCGGAGCGCTCGCTTACAAGTCCTTTATCCAGGCTTTCGAATGCCTTCTTGAATGAGTTCTCAAAAGACGGAACGTTTTTTTCGGCTGCCTCAATCGCTTTCCCGATTCCGTATATGCCAGCGGCAGCCAGCGCGATATATCCGGCTGGGCCGACCATCGCGCCGAGGCTTTTTCCCCATCCAGCGATCCCGCCGCCCGCGCTGGAAGCGGCGGATGCAACGCTCTTGAAAGCCTCTGTGACACCGCCTATGGCCGTGTTCGCCTTGCCGAATACCATCAGGCCGGGGCCAAGCGCAGCAGCAATGCCGGCGGCGGTTGTGGCTGTGGCCTTCTGCTCCTTTGTCATGCTCTTAAGCGACGTAATCCACTTTTTCGCCTGCGACATCCCTTTTTCAAGGCCGGGCAATACATATGCTTCGCCTGCATTCATTGCCATGGCGGTCATTTCGTTGCCTAGTATCTTGATTCGGCTGGCGGTTGTGGCGTACCGCTTGTCCGCTTCGGTGGCGAGCGCCGATCCTTCAGTCCATGCTTGATTTGCCGAATTCTGGGCTTTTGCAAACAGATCCGACGCATTGCTCGCGCGCAGCAAAGCATCACGCAGGCGAATTTCCTTGATTCCCATGTCGTCCAGTATCTTGATGGCAGATGTGCCATCTTCGTCCATCTTTCCTAACCCAACGATGAATGCTTGGATCGCCGATGCTGCATCCTGCTTGAATGCAGTTTGGAATTGCTTACCAGTCATGCCCGCAACCTTAGCAAAATCTCCTAGCCCGTCCTTGCCTGTTTCCGCCGCAAGATTCATCTTTACCATGATCTTGCTGAACGCAGAACCGCCAGCCTCGGCTTCAATGCCGACGGATGAAAGCGCCGCTGCATAACCCATGATCTGCGCTTGCGAAAGGCCGACCTGCGAGCCTGCGCCCGCAAGACGCATGCCCATTGAGAGTATGTCGGCTTCTGTCGTGGCGAAGTTGTTGCCAAGATCAACGATAGTGCTGCCCAGCTTTTCGATATCCCCGGTGCTCATCTTTGTGATGTTGGCAAACTGCGCCATCATCGTAGCAGCGGCTTCGGAAGAAAGATTTGTCGATACGCTCATATCGGCTATTGTCTTTGTGAACTTTTCAAGGTTATCGTTTCCGCGAATGCCAAGCTGACCCGCCAATTCCATGATATACGCGAGTTCGCTTGCAGCCGTGGGCATCTCTGTGCTCATTTTCTTAATCGAATCAGATAATCCCTTGTATTCCGATTCCGTCGCGTCAACAGTCTTTCTGACGCCCGCGAACGCACTCTCGAAGTCGATCGCCGCCTTCGCGGCATATGCGGTGGCGGCGACAACAGGAGCAGTGACGGCAGCCGTGAGCGTCTTGCCGATGGCGGTCTGCTTTTGTCCGATGGCTCCAACCGTGGATTCTAAGCCCTTGATCTGTGATTTTAGTTTGTCTGTTTCAAGATCAACACCAATTTTTACCGATCCGTCAGCCATCATCCCGCCTCCCATCTATAAAAGCGCTCAAATCTCCGCCTTCCATCAGCAGCGCTTCGATTTCATCCTCTACCGCCTGAACCGTTTCCGGTGGCGGGATCTGCCAGTAGGTCTTGAGTTCTTGATACCACTGGCGCTCTTTGCCCTTAAATTTCGAAAGGTCCGTGCCACGCCAGCTCTTGATCTGCGTGAATGGACAATCATCCATTGCATGCAGCAGCGCGCGAAACTCGAACCAGTGCATATCGTTTACTCGCGCCAGGTTTATGCCATAGTGCTGCATAAATGCCGCGAAGATATAGTCATCATCATGTTCAAACGAAAAGAGCGCCGGGGCTTCTTTCTGCCTCTTAGCGGCGCTCTTTTGTGCCTTGTTTTTCGGTTTGTTGTTGATTAGGAACGCGCACATCTGCGCGACAGCCTGCTGTAAATCGTCAGGAACTTCGCCGTCGTAAAACAGCAGCAGCGCCGCGAGCCAGCGTTCGTTTTCGTCCAGTTCGGGGGCATGTAGCGCAAGCTCAACCTTGACAACGTGCTGAAACGTCCAGCGGATCGGGTATTCTCGACCATCGACCACAACCGACTGTGGCAACACGTCAGTCAACAGGTTGAACATGTGCTTCGCCTCATTTCCTGATGTTTTCCGGCCTATACTTTGCGGGAATAGTCGCGCGTTTCGTGACGGTTGCCGCGCGAACAATCGTGCCCTCAAGCAGCATGTCGCGAAAATCGTAGTAGGCTTCAAGCCCGTCAATGGGGTTGCGCCTACCGTCCAAGATTGTGCGAAGGGCGCCATCGCCGAGTACCGTATCGAAGAAGGCGGCCAGCGCATCGTAAAGCGCGGACAATGTTTCCAATGTTGGGTCTTGCGTCAGTGTGTCGGCGTCGATCTGGTCAATCAGTGCCTTTTCGGCGGCATCAAGCCGTTCGAGCGCGTCCAGGTCTGCCAAGTCATAAGCGAACTCATGCTCGCGGATAACGATGCGCATCTGCCACTCCTTTCCTACGGCGTCGCCGTAAATGTCTTGGTTGTCAGGTCGAACGTGCCCTCGACGAAATCGCCGACGCCGTTCAGGTTACCCGCAACGTGGATAATCTCGGCGCCTGCGCCAGTGATACCCGACACTTCGACAGCCACAAGGAATTTGCGAGCTGGGTAGCTATTCGCCGAGCCGCCCTTGAACACGTCAACACGGACATATTCCTTCTCTGCTTCGCCCGCTTGCTTCTGGTTGCGGCCGACGTCATAAAGCGCCATGATGGCTTCCTGTGACGCGATCAGGTCGGTATCATATGGGAACTGAACCTGATAGCTGGTGATCGTGCTGGACTGCGACTTATCGCTGATGTACGCCTTCTGCTCGGTCTGTGCGTTCGGGTTCTCATCCAGCGTATTGAAGCCGCGCCCCATGAACGCGAACTCCGGCGCTTCTGGCGTGCCGACGTTCAGATAGTCGGCGATCATATTTCTGATAATAGTGTCTTTCACAACATCTGCCATGATTAAGCCTCCTCAAAATAATTAAGTCGTGCGTAGAATTGGTACTTACCCATGCCGTTCTCGTAGCGCTCAGCAAGCATCGGCATGTTTGAGAGTAGTTCCAGCCGGTAGTCGGAACAGCGTTCGCCGAAGTCGGGATAATTTCCGATTTTCTCCTGCTCCATGATCCAATTTGCCCATTCGTGCTGGATGTGCATGTTGCTGGTGTTGGTCGTGTCCGTGGTGATAGACACCAGGCGTAGCAATTGCAATGCAAAGTCATACACGCGCAATGATGAGCCGTCGATGTAATTCTTCGCAGAGCGGTCGCCCTGTATTGGCACAATCGCGCAGCTGCCATCTCGCTCGGCAAGGTGCGAAAAAAGCAGCGCGTCCGTCAAAAGCGGATTCGTCGCTGCCCAATCTAGAATAATCTGGTCTTTGTTGGCTGTTCCCACGCTGCTTTATCACCTCCCGATGTAGCCTTGAATGGCTTGTACCAGCGCTTCAGCTTTGCCTGCCGCTTTCGCAGCCTGATCCCATGCAGCCGAAGCAAGCGGCTTCTTCCACTTGAACGGCGTTCCGGTTTTCCAGTGTGCCCCAACGTAATGCGTGTGCGAATAAGGGCCGGGGTGTGTTATGATGCCCATTGATCCTTCTTCGCTAAAGGTAGCATCGTCGTACAGATGGCCTTTGTCATAAGGTGCCCACGGCTCATACAGCTTGTGCCATTCTCTCGCCGCGAAGATTTTTACATCGGGGCTGATGATCCGATTCGCAATCGCCTCCGGCGAGTTGTTCCATTGGAACTTCGTCGTCACCCCATGCTTACACCCCCGTGACCTTATAGTGCTTACCATGCTTGTGCGTGGCAGCGTTGTCGGTAACGGCTTTGATGGTGAATGCGTTAGGCAGAAGATCCGCTTTCAGCTGCGATTCCGTGAATGGGTCGATGCCGGTTATCACCTTTTGAACATTGCCAAGGGCAACCAAATCTCCTGGAGACAGCATCCAATGAAGCGGACGTTCTTCATGTGGCAGCGCTTCCCACTCATTGCGGTCTAGATAGCCATCCAGTTGCGCGATCAGGACATTGAATACATTCCCGGCAATCGCCCCCGTACCGCTCACCCCGATTTCAACTTTGCCTGTCCAATTGCAGGGAGTAAGCACATGACGGAACCATTCGTCCTTCTTGGTTGCAGGGTTGCGCCAGCAGTTCCAGATGGTGATAGTATCGTTGAACGCGATCATGCGCCCACCCCGCGATACTTTTGCCCCACAGTGAAGTGCAGGCTGATGACGTCGGTGACGCTTAATTGCGCCGGGGCTGCGCTTTTGGCATCTGACCGTTGTGCGCCTAGATACGATTCGCTGTAATCGCCGTTGTGGAACCCGGTAATCACCTGCATCTTTTGTGCTTCCTCGCTTTGCGGGTTGTCTGCCATGAAATACAAGTCCATCAACTCGCACACGCCGCGCCGGTTCATTGTGAAAATACGCTTCACATCCTCTGTGGCTCCATCTGGCGTGTCCATGTTGTCGATACGGTCAAAGGTGTACTTGCGTACCGTCTGCTCCGCACGCGCCTCGTAGCGGTCGAATTGGGCTTCTGGCACGACCGCGTAGCCAAGCCCCTCATAATCCACAAATGTGATATACATGGTCGTGCCTCCCATTATTTTTCGTCCGGCTTCTCACTGCGCCCTTTGCGCGTGCGATGCGTGGGTTCCTCCGACTCAGGCAGCTTTTCGATCACGGGTTTGCCTGTTTTGTTGTTCCCTGTGGACAAGTAGGCGAACCTATCCTCCCGAACTTTCGCGCCGGGAAGCGGATAGGTGTCGCCCGCCTGGTATGTATGGTTGGTTTCGGTGTCGCGGAACGTGATTAACGCCTTATACATCAATCATCGCCTCCTGTTCCCTCCGATGCCTTAACATGCCGCTTGTTTTCGCGCTCTGGCTTGGACTTGGATTCCATGATTTCAGGCTTCCTGGGCTTCTGTCCGTCATCCTTGACAAACTTGCCATTCACGAGGATGTACATAGAGACCCTCCTTACGCGCCCACGTTTTCGAGCAGCGCATGATGCCATTCCGCACCATAATCAAGACCTAGCTCGCCGTAGATCTGCCCGCGCTCGGAAGCGCCAGTCTTGGCAAGCGGCTCGTACACCAGCGCACCAAAAATCTGTGTTTCACCCGTAAGCGCGATAGGCTTTTCAGCAACTGCCAATTCGCCCATGTTCAACAGCATCAGCTTCTTGGTCGGTATCTGTGTATCCCAGTTGATCGACATTTCACCATAAGACGTCATAATGCTGGAATATGCCGCGCCGCCCTCGGTACGTGAAGCGGGCAAATTCGAGCCAGGGATCAATAGATAGGCGTCGGTTATCACATCCATCATGTCGGGGTTGATCCAGATTTCGAGGCCCGCCGGATTCAAGCCGTTCTTGATGGCGTTCATGATCGCGTCGTTCAGCATGTTCTTGGTCAATGCAGCATTCGCAGCGTCGAACTTGTTAGTGGTAATCGCAGGCAGAAGCCCGCGAGAGCGCGGCGCAACTGTGGTGCTGCCTCTGGTATACTGATACACGCCGTTGATAAGCGTATAGTTCAGATCCATGCGCATCTGCGAAATGCGACGTCCAATCTGGAAGTCCAGTTCGTTGGGCGTGTTGTTCGCGGCGCCCGCAACATTCACGCCGCCCAAAGCGTCGTAGTTTGACTGCTTCATGTAGGAAACCGCGACAGACTTATGGAAAATCTGAACCACGTTGGATTCCTGCGCGCGCTCTGTGGTTTCCGGCGCGGGCGCTGTCAGAGATGCAGTTTCGCTGATGTTGGGCTGCTCGGGGTCTTCCAGTCCATAGCTGTTCGCGAGCACGAATTCAATAGAATTCGTTTCACGCCTGCCACCATCACGCCCACGCGCATAGATGGCGTCCAGCAATCGAGTGTTCTCGTCGGTTTTTGTATACAGCATCCCGCTGTAATTAATAGTGTCAGTAAGCGTAGCCATAATTCATGCACTCCTTAAAATAGCTTAATTCCCTTTTCCTGTGCAATTCTGGTCAAGCGTGACAGTTCCGCAGTATTGCGAAGCTTTTGCGCCGCCTGATATTGCGCCTTGATGGTATCGGCTTCGGTAGCTGTCACTTGCGCTTTCCCTGTGCCTGCATACATGGGCGGTGGGGGCGGCGCGGTTTCGGGTTCCGCCTTCACCGGGCGCGCCTTCAGGTACTCGCTAGTGGCAGCCTCGAAGTCCAAATCGTCGGTAATGAGCTGGCTGATTTTGAACTGGTAGAAGTCCAATTCGTCTTGGGGAACACCCTTGCCGCGCAGGTATTCCATCTGCTTGAGCGTCGTGCGTTCCGTGTTGGCGGCTTCCAGTTCCCGCTGTAGCGTGGAAATCTGCTCGTCTCGCGCCTTCAAGTGGTCGGCTACGGTGAGCTTCGCCTCCTGCTCTTTGCGGTAATCGTCGAGCGCCTGCTTGACGCTCGCAATCTCACCCTTGTCCTTGATGCCGAGCGCGGCCAAGATCGCGCGCTCGCCTGTCGCCTTCTCTTTTGCGCCGATGCGATTTAGATCATCCTGCGTAAACGTCTTTACCTCTTCGGGCTTTTTTTCAGGCTCCAGTTTGGGCTGTTGGGTTTCCTGCTGTTCCTGCTCCGCCGATAGAGCTTCCGGCTTGGGTTCTTCGGTGATTGGGGTTGTTTTATCGTCCATGATGTTCTCCTTCACATTTAAGTCGTGATGACTTGTCCGATGCCTGATCGGTATGTTGATATGAAAAAACGCCTTGCGGCGTTGATCCAATTTGGTTATGTAGTATCTTGTTGTTGCAATTTCAGAACACACGTCCAAGCGTGTCGCTGTAAACCCGGCTATATTTCTTCGATAATCCCATTTCCGCGCAGAACTTCGAGTAGTCCTGCCGGAGTTTCATGTAGCGCGCTCGCGCTATCGTGTAGTCATTACCAAGACCGGCTCCTTTATAGCCGCTTGCTAGGAACCGCAACTCACGCATACGTCTTTCAAGTGCCTGCTGCTGTTGTTGCGCTTGGTAGGGCGTATATTCCCTGCCCTGATAAGTAAGCGACTCTTGCTCTTTGTGCTCCAAGTCTGTGAGCAAGTTATCAGAATAGGCGGATTGGTCATCCGGATAGATGGCGAACTTGCTATGCTTGCAGTTGTGATCGTCAAGGGTGCCGCCGCCATAGGTGGCGTACATCTCTTCTAGTGTCATAAATGGGCGCTTGGTCTGCGGGTCAACGGCTTCGGTTCTCACTGTGGAAAAACGGCGACCACCCCAACCGTGCGATTCTCTATGTCTTTCATGCCATGACACTTCAAACGTCGTGACGCCCATCGCGTCCGCCTTGATGTATTCCTGCTCGTCGATGATTCTGTGAATGCCTACCATCGCCAAAGTGTGTACAGCCACATCAATACGGTCAGCATGACCATTCGGGTCTAGCATCGTTCTGGTTCCACTTGACGCCGTCTCCTTAATTGCGCTTTTGATGGCGTCAAACCGCGCCTGTTCATCCTTGCCAGTTAATAGAACTTTGTCCACTTCGCGCCGCGTGAATGCTTCTGCGCCTGTAACAACGCGCGCGCCGTTCCTGACGGTGGTAAATCCTGTGCTTTGGAAGATGGCATAACATGCACGAACCGTATCTTCAGCAGCGCGAACGGCAATCAACCGCATTGGCAGCGGCAGTTTGTCGAAACGCTCAAGCAATTCAGGCTTAATGCCTTTCGTAAGCGATTCAGGCAATATGCCGGATGCTAAAACGTTGCCGAGTGTCACGATCGCAGCGCCAGCGTAGCCGTCCATGTTCAAGATTGCCGCCCATACAAGTGTGCTCACAAGCTCCCTAGCGGCTTTCTCGGCTGTTTCACGTGCCTTCTTCCGATGTTCGCGTTGAAAAACCTGAAGGCGTTCGATTCTGTTGCTGTTGTCAACACCCGCAAGCAGCGCCGCAATCTGTTCAACTGTGTATCCCTGGAATTCGAGCGCGGCGCGCGTAGCGGAATCCGGCAGGGCTTCCAGAATGTCCGGCTTGATCATGGCAAGTCCTCCGCGTTATGGTATTTCTCGTTCCATTGGCGGCATTGCTTCAAGCGCGGCTTCTTCCGTCACACCGAAATACCACGCATAGAACGCTTCCGGCTTTATCAGGTTCATCGAGACCATCTCTTTGCGGCGCGCATATTCCTTGTCGGGGTCTTCCATGATGCTGTCGCCCCATGTGAAGCTAGTTTCATATTCGCCCTGCGGCGCAAGGTTATAGATCGTGGCAATGATATCCATGGCCTTGATCAGCTTTTCATACGCGACTTGCAAAGTCTGCTGTATGCCGCTGATCGTAACGAAAAAGCGCTGCTTGCCTGCCCGAATTTCCTCGGCTGTCTTTTCTTTCATGTTCGGATCGGAAATGATTCCATTTGCGAACCCGACAATGAACTCAATTTCCCGCTTAAACTCGTTCAGCCCGCGAAACAAGCTCTCATCGCGAAGCGCGGGGCTGAACACTTGCATCTGGAAATCGCCTAGGTCGCTGTCGATCGCCCTAAATAACCGCTCTTTGCCTTTCGGCAGCGCGAGAGTGCCGCTGTCATTGCGGCGCAGTAAGTCTGTTGATGCATCAACCGCTAGTTCGCCGCCGTAGTATTCCCATATGGTGCGTCCGAGTTGTTCGTCGGCTTCCCTGATGATGTCAACCGCATCAGCAAAAATCGAGCGCATGCCCGTCATGTTGCATTCGACAAAAAGCGGCTGGCTGATGTTCGCGTATAGGCTGTCAGGCTGCAAGTGCGCCCATTCCTCAATTGCCGTCAATCTGACCGGCGCGCCGATCTCGTCGCCCGATGCTGAAACGAAAGCACGGTAGCTGATGATGTATTCCTGCTTGGTTTCGTTCCATTCGTGGGTCTCAAGCAGTGTATAGTGGTCATCGCCGCGCTGCAATACGTCCGCGAACACAACACTGACCAGTTCCCCCAGCTCGTTGTAGCGCAGTGGGTAGAAGCAGTCGTTTGTGACGGTTGTTACCAATATCTTCGCACCACGCGCATACGGCTTATAGATCACAGCGCCGCCGCCGGTAAACTTGGTCGCATTGTCCTGCGTGGCGTCAGCAACGCGCTTGTATTGCTCGTTCAGGTAATCGGCGCGAACCGACCCCTTGACCTCACTCTTGAACTCAAACGCAGCATAGCGCGCAGTTTCCTTGCACACGCCGCTTGCAAGACGCAGACTCGGCACATCGTCGCTGTTCCAAGGAGCGTTTCCCGCCATCACGTCACGCCACAGCTGTTGTTCGCGTTGCAAATCGCTGTCCAGCATCACCTTGACGCCCAGAGCCTTTTCGATGTTTGCGCTTCCGAATAGCATTTTCCTGATCCACCCCCCGATCTTTCGCAAGATGTTCATGTACCCACCGTCCTATAAATCATTCCCGCCGATGCGGGGCGGCACTTTGCGGCACTTTCTTAACCGAGGCTTCCGCAGCCGTGGTCGCATTGATAATAGACCTTTCAAACGGGTATACGCTGTATTCTGCGCTGTCCAGGCAGTCGACGGGATAGCTGCCGTTATCAACGCGAACCCATTCGCCCTCGGCGTATTCCTTGGAATCCCACACGGCCATTTGATATGCTTCATGCCAAAGCGTCATGTGCTCGCCAATTTTGTACCGCCCTTGAGAAAGCAGCATGCAGGACAATTCAATCCGGCTCAAGATGCCGTCCGATTTGTCGAATGGCCTGACTGCGAACCGCGTCAATCCTCGTCGATCGAGTTCTTTTTTTAGTGCTCGTTGAAACAGCTTGTTCGCGCTGTCCACGTAGATTCTGCCTAACGTCGGGTATGCCCTCGACCATGGAATGAGCCATTCCACGATGGTACGGGCATAAGCAGCTTCGTCCATTTTGTCTTCGATGCCCTGCTTGTGAAAAAGACCGTCGATATGGCAAACCGATTGAAAACCAGCTGTGAACCCCGTGAGCGTCGCAACAGTAGCATCCGTGCCTCCGATATCCACGCCAACCGCCAAGTCGGTAAACCGCTGTGCTGCCAGCCATTCACGCGATACGGCAACCCCTGCACGCTTGTACGCGGTGTAGATGCGGCCACTCGCGCTTGTGCGCAGTCCGAGGATGTCGCGCTGATACCAGATGCTGTCGCGGTCATAGGTACTTAGCCGTTCCGCCAGCTTTTCGTCGCTGATGGATAGATTGCTCTCAATGGTGAGATGTGCATAGTTGAAGTTCGGCATCTCGCCGTCTTCGAACCGCTTCATGTAAAAATCGAGTATTTCCGCATAGAACCAGTGCGCGGGCGGCTTCGGGTTCAAATCAAAAAAGAGCTTCCGATCAGACGATGTAAGCGTCCGATCAAAAACCTCTTTCACAAAATCCGGATCGCATTCATTTACCTCCGTCACATACACCGTGCCGTAGGAGTTGCCCTTGATCTTCGCAGCGGAACGCACGTCGGGCCCGCCTGAAATCAGTACGATTTTGTCGCCTGTCTTGGTCTTGATGTAAAGCGCGTCTCTGTCCTGGTACTTCCCTTCGCGGCAGCGGCCTTCAAACAAAAACCGCAGCCCGAATCCGTTGCTATCAATGATGTTCAGCTTCGCGTTCGCGAGTGTCGATCCAGCAGCTAGGTGAAGCCTATCTGGGTGTATCTCAAGGATCATCGCCCAAGCTATCAGGTTAATGATGTTCTTGCCCGACCGTTTGCCGCCTTCGAGTACATTCAACCAGCAATCTAGGCTGTTTCGGATATAAGCGGCTTGCTTCTTGGTCAGCGGCGCATAATCAATCATTGCCGTCATCCTCATCCCGGCCGGGAAGCGTCCTCTCGGAGCGCGGCTTGTTGATCATATCGGCCAATGCCGCCGCTTGACCGATCGGGTCAATGCCAGCCTCGGCATTAGCCCTGTGATAGGTCTCTTCTTTCGGTCCGATCCGGTACTGCCACCATAGGCGGCGAGATTGTCCGTCCGCGTTAACTGCATCGGCAAATGTAGAATTGACCACTATCGCGTCTGCTTGTTCGCGCCCTATATCAATGGCCTCTTTGATGTCTGG